ATCTCTTAATGCTTGACGATATGTTTTCCATGCATCAGTCATTGTATAATCAGAATTACCCATGAAGTCGCATTGCTCAAGAAGTTTGTTTCTTCTTGCTCTAAGTTTCATCTTGGGCCACTCACTTACTTTGAGTGCGTCAAATTGATTCTGTTGCTCAGTAGTAAGAGTGGGTTGAAGAATATTTCCAGTTGCCACTTCAACAACAAAATCTTCAATACCCATTAACTTGAGTAAATCTCCAGAAGGGGGTACTGGTGCGGTGTAATTGTTACTATCTGAAGGTGTAATGTCTGCCATTGTTTTAATAAATTAATTTTTACCTAAACGGAAAATACCAACGTTGAGGAATCCTCTCATTCCACCACCGTCATTGTCTCCTTCTCCCCAATAAGAGTTACATCTTACTGAGATTTCTTGGTTACTTGAGTTAGTTTTATTCCAGAACCAAGCGTGTGAACCAGCGATACGATATGTTTGAATTCCACCCTCTTGTCCTCTCATTTGAGAACCTAATTGTGAACCATTAACATAACATCTTACTGCCCAAGCGTCCCAGTCATTGTTTGGATAGTTACCACTTTGATCTGAAGGAGAATAACCTGCATTAATAAAGTATGCACCAGGATCACTTGTATTGACACTAACAGAGTTTTGAGTGTTATTTCCTGAGGAACTAACATCCAAATTGTTACTATACATTTGGGTTTGATTTTCCCTAGGTCCGATAAATGCCATTGTTAATTAACCTCCGTAAGATTAAACTTATACTTCTTACCGCTTCTATTATTTATCAAGAAAAGATCGTTTTCTCCCTCTTGAATAGTGTAAGAACCCCAACTCCCATCTATACTATTGCTTGAACCTTCATTACTTAGGTTAAGGTCATTGGTATATACGTCTCTCCAACGATTAGAGTTAGTTCCTAAATCATAAGAGTTGTTATTGTTAGGATAGAGTGCAGAAGTTGATAGAATTGCTTGAACACTACCATTTTGAAGTCTATCAGACTGTAGGTTTGCGAACACATCAGTTCCACCACTATCTAAGTAGTTCCCAGTAACTTGTAAGTTACCTGAGACTGTAGTAGCACCAGATAGAGTCGGACCTGCGGTACCTGCTCTGTTGGTAATTGTATCAACTTTGACTTGTGACATTTTACGAGTTAATCCTTATAGTTTTATTTATAAAATTACCCAAGAACCATTTGATTCCATAGTAACTGTAATACCATTAGCGATTTCAAAACCACCAACAGGAGAAGCGGTGAAACCTGCACGAAATTCATCACCTTGAGAAGGTCCTATTGTGACATTCTCAGTTAGTATGTGTCCATTGGTTCTGATAATAGAATCATTACCAACATTTGGACCTCCACCACCAACAGATGTCCAACCAGGATTTCCTTGACCATCAGCATCTGCTTTATAAACCTCTGCAGAATCTAAGGAAGTATTGAATCTCAAAGTTCCTAACGAAACACCAGTAGGTCTTTGTCCAGTTGTACCTGCAGGTAACCTAAAAACACTATTAGTATTTAGAAAAGATAATGTTGTAATAATTGCTTGCGTGGAATCAGCAATCTGATTTCCACTTATTCTTTTTACTGCCATATCAGAAAGTGATCCTCCGTTCTATTTAGATAGGTAATTCAAGAATGTGAACAGTATCAGAAGCTAAAGGTGCATCGCCAGATGCAAATACAACGTTAGCACCATTAGTGTCAACAGTATAGTTTGTTCCACCAATCTGATTTACACCGTTTAAACATACAATAACTGAGTTAGCAGTATGCTTAATGTTTGGATTACTGTAAGTAGTAAGTGCAAACGTTAATGTTGCACCATCACCAGTGTATGTGCGAGTGATGTATTTGGCAGCAGAGTTACCACCATTACCTGTCACCACTAAGTCACCATCAATTCTTACATCACCTTGTAGATTTACCCTATAGTCATTGTTAACAGCAGTACCAATACCGATAATTGTGCTACTGTTGTAAGAACTAATATTGATTTCACCAGTATCTGTGAGACCAAACTCTTTCCATGCTCCATTGTAGTATATCCAACCAAGCGACTTGCCAGGTGACCAGTTAATATTATAAACAAGGTCGCCATCAGCAGGTGTGTCGTATCCTGTGATATTGGCAAAACTAGGAAGTCCATTTGCATCTTCGGGTGCTAATAGAGTTTGTTTAATTACAGTACCATCTTGGTTATTGTATGTTATTTTCTTGGCAATTATATTATCTGTAAAAGATGTTTGACCTTGAAATGTAACAGGACCTGCAAATATTGATTCTAATTGGTTTGATGCTCCACCAATTACAGTCAGTTTATCAGTCAATACTAATTCAGAGAACGTTTCGATAGTTGTGTTCTCTTCTCCAACAACGTTCAACTGTGCAATATCTTCATTAGTAATCTGACCTGTAACTGGGTTGATAACTTGGTTACCAATAAATAAGTCTCCATTTGAGTTCAATCCTGAGTAGAAAGAAACACCCGCTTCTTCTTTAATTGACTGTGAGAATCTAATTTGTTCTTGAGTTAATGTTTCTACCTGTGTTTGAGGGAAGGCAGTTGAGTAGTTACCAGGACCAAAACCAAGATATTCAAATGTATGGTTACCTGATCTTAGAATAGAATGTCGTCTAAGTTCTACATTAATAGGAGCAACAGTTCCATCTAAGTTTTCTCGAATATTAATTTTACGGGTTTCTTCATCACCTGCACGGGCAGTTAAATCAATGTTAGATAATCTTTCGTTAACTGAGTCATAGTTTGGAGTTGTACCTGGTTGTGTCCAACCTGTATCTGTGAGTAAGAACTGTATTCCCTCTTTAGTAATACTTCTCTTAGGGTCTTTTGCAGGTGTTGGCGATGCTCCATCAGTTGCATTGACAAGACCGATAGTAACATTATCAGCAACAGATACTGCAGCTGCAGGATCAGCTATTGGATTATCTCTGTCAAATGTAGGATATACTTCATTAACATTTTGAGAGAACTTTCTATCATCAAAGTTTGATGTTGAAGGTGCGATAGATGCACATAATAAGGTGAGATAATAAATTCCATCATTCACCCCTCTTTCAAATGCTTGAACGATCTCAATATCATAGATGTAGAAAGCACGTTGTAAAGCATAAGAAGTTGTATCAGTATTCAATGGTTGCATTACGAAACCAGAGATAGGGTCTCTTGGTAGAGGATTAGTTTTATCCTTATCAATTACATATCTAACTCTATAAGTTCTATCTTGTAAATCTCTTGGGTCTGGTATTCTCTTAAGGAATGTAGTTGGTGTGAAGTTTACATTATTATATTGTGTATTAGTTGATAATGTAGTATAGATTGCATTGTTAGTTGCAGATACAGTCAAATACCAACCACCAACTTGACCTGCTTGTCCGCTAATTGTATATGTATTACTATCATATTGTAATGGAGAACCAGCTACACCAGCAGATAAACCTGATACATTAGGACCATAAGGAGATATACTTGCTGACTGAACAGTTGCAGAACTTGCACCTTGAGCTACTAATAAACAGTTAATTTTATCTGCTACAGCACTTGCTCCAGTTCCGTCTTGTCTTGCTCCGACTGTAAAACCTTGAACTCTTGTTGTTGGTGGAGATGTTTCTACTGTATAACCATACAGATATAGTCTAGTACCAGGTGTTGCTCCTTGACCTGCAAGTGCAGCGTTAATTGTTTTAGTTCTTTGAATATCAATGTTAACCCAGTTAATTGAAGTCTCTTCACCAAAGATAACATTGTTTGTAGTAAAGGTTGCAGTATTAGTAGCAGATAGTGTAACAACTCTTGTATTGGTATTAATAGATGATACAGTTGCTCCATCACCAATACCAGTTCCACTAACAGTCATTCCTTGAAGAACCCCGTTAACAGACCCGTCATTTGCTAGAGTTATTGTTGATGCACCATTTGTACCAGCAGCAGTTGTAGAAATTGTGTTAAGTGCTTTAGGTGGAATTATATGTGTTATTGCACCTGCTTTATCTTTTGAAAATGATTTCTTTTTAAAACCAGCAGACCTTAGAGCAGTGTTACCAAAGTTAGAGTTAGAGTTGGTGATTGACATATCACCACCGCTTAATGCAGTAAAGTGTCCTTGATATCCAACAGCGAACACCGAAACTGCCTGTATAAATGAGTCATTTGAACACTTAATATGTTCATGACCCCACCCCTTTCTATATTCAGCAAAACCATCTAAGTGAGCTCCATCACCTGCTGTTGCTACATCATAGTTACCAGTTGATTGATTATATCTTACAAATGCTCTGTCATCTTTTTGTAGTGACAGTCCAGTAAACTGAGCAACAACCATTGATTTGAAACCAGTTGCTTTAGCACCATTTGCGTGCATACCGTTCATACCCCATACACTTCTTAGTGATAAGTTGAATGCGTAAGGTGATGCTGAGTCAACAGTATCAATCTCAGTTTTCACCGTAATATTAGAACCTACAGCATTTCCTGAGGGTTCGCTTGACATTTGGTAAGTAAATACGTTACCAGATGCAGACGTAACAGTAAATGAACCATTGTAAATTCCTGCATCAGCTTCAGACTGAGGACCCGTTGAACCTGTAACACCACTAACGTTAATGTTTACTCCAACAGAGAATCCATGATCTCTTGGATTATCAAATTCATCAACTGTAACTGCTGTTGCTGTGTTTCCATTACGAGTGACCTGTAAAACTCTGTATTCATCAGAGATCGGACCAACGATTCTATTTTCCTCAACCCTTGCCTGTATTTGGTCAGCAGCAGGATCTCCAGAAGTATCAGGAATCGTTGCAAATGCTTTTGATACTTTCTGATAGTATATTTCTAAATCAGTTCTTTCAAGAATATTAGGAACAGCAGAGTAATCTCCGTTAGGTACAGTTCCACCTGTAATTAATGATGCAAGGTTATTTAATCCATCAGCAAACTCAAAACAAGTAAGTCTATGATGAGAAAACTTAGGTGCTAGTGTTTCTACACTATCAGGTTTGTAATATACACCCTCTTCAGCACCATCAAAGAATGAGAATTGCCAGAAGTAAGTTCCACCAGTTACTTTAAAGATTGCTGTTCTTGGTGGGACTTGAGACTCTGTATTAATGCCTTTGGCAGGAAATGTAGTAGGATAAGGAACATACTTAGGTATAATCTTAGTTCTTCTAAGATCAGTCCCAACAAGTGAACAACCTCTTGGAACAATAATACCGCCCTCAACAGAGTTATATTTGTAGAGAACATTGTTAGGAGATGATAAGTCTAGGTTTGAGTTAGCATCAATCGGAGCAACGTTAGTATATAAAATATCACCTGGTCTGTTATCTACAATATATTCAGCAGGGTAAAGCATGATGCTAAAAGCATCAAATTCGTCATTACTTAGACCAACTCGATATGAAAATCTTGCTACTTCTAAAAATGCTCTTTGAATAGATTTAAAAGGTCGCAAAGCAGAGTTACCTCTGTTGTCAATCGCATCAGAGGCATCAAAGTCGTCTGGGTTGACGTATATAATACGTCCAGTTCTGGACGTAATAATATTCTTTAGTCTAGTTAGTGACATCTTTTAACTGCTTTTTAGTTATTTATTGAAGGGATTAACCACCACCTTCTCCACCGCTAGTGGATTGATTGAAGGTCTGTGTTGTGAATCCAGTTGTAACATCTTCAAATCCTACAAGACTGAAAGAATTATTTGCAGTTGTGCTATTAACAACTATTCTTTCAGCAGGACCTACAACGATAGAAGTAATTTTATCTACTTCATTATTACCATTGGTAACACCATCTACAATATAGTTTTCTGCTTCAAGTGCAGTAGTTGCAACTGCAACTGAGTTAACAGTTACTGTGCTTCTCGCTGCAGTTCCAAGTTTAGGAACATCTCGGAATGTATCAGTAGAGAAATCTGCTGACCCAATTCCTTTCACAACATATAAAGAAGTTCCATCATACTTACGAACGTAACCATAAGGACCTGTTGTCTGTGCTGTTACTGTGTATGTAACACCACCGATTGTGAATGTATCAGTCGAGTTAGTCCAAGTTCCATCAATATCATAGGCATAAAACTCAGTATAAGTTGGTGCAGAAGATACAGATATAGATCTATCAGAACCACCATATCCACTGTTAGCAGCAGTTCCTGTAGTTCCTTCGTAAGTGTATAATGTATCAGGAGGAGTTCCAGTTGAAAAATCATACTGAATATATGCAGTTCCACCACTACCTGCTGTTCCTACAACAGTTCTACCAGTAGTATATTCAGTTCCATCATCTTCAGTACCTGCTGTATTATCAGGACCCCATTCTCCATTAACAGTTGCAGATAGACTCCAATCTAATCCTGACATTGAACTATCAGAGTTATCAAATCTATAAATTCTGTCATTGAATACTGTCAATGTATCTGTAAGATATAAGTTATAAGTTCCACCAGCAGTTGTAGTTGAATATGCAAATTCATTCGTTGCACTACCAACACCACCAGTTGATACAGTTCCACTTGCTCCACCAGAACCAGTTACAGCATCACCATCAGTAAATTCAGCTCCAGATCCGTTGATCGTAGAAGGACCGATAGTAATAGCAGAAGCACCTTCACCAGATGATGCTAAAATTGTAGCAACAGTAGTATTACCACCAGTTCCTTTTGTAATTGTTTGACCAACTGCAAAAGTTCCTGTAATCGATTCTAGTGTAATAATTCTAGCAACAAACTTCTTAATGTAGATAGTTGTAGTAGGAGGTGTATAAAAAGATTCAAATATTAATGTCGATTCTTTATCGTCCGAAGTAATTTTAGTACTTGGTGCGAAAGATGAATTACTAGCAGCGATTGCAGTGTTTACGGTGAACCTATAATCAGTAATTGCATCACCCTTATGTAACAAGTAAGTTGATGCGTCTAATACCAATTTTTGATCATAGTTTTTAAGTCCGACCTTATATGCGGAACCAGTTCCGTCATTTGCAACAGTCAATACAGCAGACGCACTACTATCAATAGGAGCAGAATACAGCACCGTATTAGTGTTTGCCGAGGGTTTTGATTGTGCAAGAATACCTTGATTTGCCATTTTTTAAATTAGAATCCTGCGTAAAAGAATTGTTGTAGTCTAGTTCGACCAGTTAGGTTTGCTGCTCCAATACCTGCACCAAAGTTAACATCTTCAGTAGTAACGTTTTCTGTAGATAACAGCGTAGCATTAGCATCAGGAAACTTAATTGTCCTTGCTAACGTGATATTACTCATGTCCAATATAACTGAACCAGTGGTATTACCAAATTGTTTCAGAGTTGGACTAAACAACGTTTTGTTTCTCATATCTTGCGTAGCAAGTTCAGTAACAAGAACGTTATTGGTTGCAGTAGGATTATTTAGTAAAGAAGTCTGAGGGAACTCAAATACTTCGTTAGATAATGTATTTTGATTAGTTACAGAGAATGTAATTTTTTTAGTAGTAGTTGTAGGGTCTTGTAAGATTAAAGTTTCTACAACTTTGTTCTGTAATGTCTGAGTGGCATCAGTTCCAACCAAAGTAATGTTTGCATCAGGAACTGTAACTGTTCTATTTGCTGTTAATGAAGAAGTATTCATTATAGCGTAAGAAGTTCCAACCTCTGCGTTTGGAACAAATTTTACATCAACAAAAGTTTTACTAAGAACTGTTTGTTCAGTCTTTGTATCAAGTAATGTTGATACTGTAGCAGTTGGTTCAGCAGTAGTAGTAACTGTACCTGCATCAGGTAAGAAATAAGAACGTCTTGCACCAGAAGTAGTTGGCCAGTTAATCTGGAAAATTGCTTCCTCAGTGCCATCACTTATAACAAGGTTATCTTCATCAATAAGAAGAGTCTTGTTTGTTAATGTTTGTTGCGTATCAGTTCCAACTAAAGTTGTTCCATTACCCGAAGTAATTGCGGGTAGTGTCATGATACGAGTAGTAGTTCCAGTTCCTACGTTAGAAACTTCAAACCTTGCCTTAGGACCTTGTGCATCTTCCAAGATAAAGTCACCATCAGCCATCAAGAACTGACCCGTAACTTTAACAGCACCCGTTCCTTTCGGTGCTAAAACAATGTCTGTATTGTTTGCAACACTATCAACAGCAGTCACATACAGTGAAGTATAACTACCACCATTATCAATCCTAGACATATATAAACCGCCATTACCAAAACCTAGACCAATTTGGTCATATGCGTTCTGGTACAAACCAGTGTCTCTGTCCAAATCAAAGCAAAGACCAGGATCACTCTTTGAGCCTCCTGATACACCTTTGTGCAGTTGATTTATTTTTGCTTTCCTATTTGGAATCAAAGGGTCAGATACAACCACTGGTAAAATTGCTTCTCCAGATAGGTTGGAATCTGAGATTGTTTCCAACTGTGAAATCTTCTTAGTTCCCACGAATAATCACACTATTCCTACAGGTCTATTTATAAAGAAAATCAACCGCCTGTCAGGTCGATTTGATCTTCCTCATCACTTTCTTCTTGAGTTTTGTATGCCCATTCATCTGTATGTCCTACTGACCACCACTTAGGCAGAGTTTCAACAGCATAATTTTGCGTACATACCTTGAAGTCAGGTTGTTTTAGGTTATCATTATCAACCAAACTGTTATCAAAAAATTGACATCTATTGTTTGGTTGTGCTGCAAACTGTCCGTTGTCCAATGCAATAATGTTAAATGTCTTATGTTCTGGATCATGCTCCGAGAAATTGACATCTAATACAGAGAAGTCGGGGTGTGCAGTATCAATGGTGAATTCATATTCACCAGAATGCATCTTCTTGTCCTTTCCAAAGAAAGAACACCTACCTAAGATTGGTTTTTCAACTACAGTAATATTGTAATCAAAACAATCCCAGAGTTCTAATACATCTAATGGTAATTGATCGTCCCAGTTGATGTCTTCTTTCCATACAAATGCACTAAGAGGTAACTTATCAAACAATGCACCATAATCAGTGAGTAGTGTTTCAAAGTATAATGCTTTTGCTTGAATACTCCTTACTGAGATCCATATGCCAGGTGTAAGTTCTCCATGTCCTTTTTCAAGGTCATAGAGATATTCTTTTTTGACCCATACTTTTCTAGGAGGTAAAGGATGTACTAGATATGCCATAATAAAAAATTCCTATAACTATGTATCTGACCAAAGTTTGAGATTGAAACCTGCAGAATATCTTACATCATCAGATTTGTTTTCACCTACAGCATGATATAAAGAACCAGGAAAAAATACTAATGAACCTTCATCAGGAGTAAAATCAAATACAGTATATGCCAAAGTCTGTTGTCTAATTTCATTTGTATAATTTTTCATAACTTCCCACTGGTTATAAGCATTTGGAGACTCAAAAATAAGATCTCCTGAGTCTGGTGGTGTATGAATCCACAATACACCAGACATTTGAGCACCAGGATGACAGTGTAATATGTTAGTGTCACCAGGTCTGTTTACATTTAACCAATGTGATGTTACTTCAAAATTTTTAATATTATAATAATTATTATTATTAAAGAATTTGATAAGAGCAGAGTTAATTGTATTTAAAACAATACCAGAATCAGAAAGTTGAGAGTGCCAACCTGTATTTGATTTAGTAATCCCTTTTGGATCAGCAACCTTCTGTGCATCTACAAAACCAATTAAGTCTGCTTTTATATCGCTGTAATTATCAACAGCAACATGATGAATATTTGTTGGAAATAATGGAATAATAGTCATAATTAAAATAAAAAAAAGAGAGGTGTTTCCCACGCACCCCTCAGATAGTAAAACAAACACTTACTTTATGACATGGAGGCACTCTTTCTAAGTAGAGATCTTTTGTACTCCCCCACGTTTCATACTATATCAGGGTTTGATTAAGATGTCAAGCTTTGATTTTAAAACTTGCAATCTTTTCTTAGCAGCACGAAGTGCTTGAGGTCTAAGATGCCTTTTCTTCTCCTTTTTCGAGTGGTGTTGCCAATTTGGAATTTTCATCTTTCTTCCATTCCTTTTTTTCGTAATCAAAGTTAGGGTGAGGTGCAGCAGGAACCCAAGGTTTCTTAGATTCGTTTGCTATAACAATAAACCTATCAGCAGCAAATGTACCTGCTAAACTGATTTTAATTTCTTCACCATCAATCCAATTTACTGAACCATCTTTCTTGGTATGATTCATCAAATCTTGGATTTTATCAATCATTTCTTGAGTAAGTTTCATTTTTTTATTTAGGGTAATACACTTGCACAAATGATTCACACTTAGGGCATGTAAGATTAGTTACGATAGAATATTCTTCTTCGCATCCATAATCTTCAGCATCAAAATCTGATCCCCAAATCAACTCAGTTCCACAGTGCCAACAATTCATTTTTTAAACACTCCTAACTTTGTTAAAAGATAAAGTGCTAGTATTGTCCAAAAGACAACTTCCAATCCAACATTGTTCATTGTTGTTGTTCCATAAATTGTTTCTTAAATTCTTCAACTTGATCAACCACTTCCTCTGATATAGGAGGACCTGATTGTACAATTGGTGACATTAAGACGGCTTTACCATCTTCACGTTGAATTCTCCAAACAGTTCTGTTGCGTTCACACATAGTAATTAAAAATTCTAAGTGTTTAGTTGCTTCTTCTTCTGTGCAATTAATAGGTGGGTTCATTCTTTTTCAGAAAAACAATAAGTTACCAACTCTGAAGGCACATCATTTTGGATATTGGTTACTGTTTCCAAAAATCCATCAGCACCTTTTTTAGTCCATTGCCATTCGATAGTGTCGTCATAACCATCACTATCTACGATCTTTACGGATCTACGAGAAAAGTTGATGAATACTTGTTCAATGTAGATTCCTGGTTCGTAGTAATCTTTTTTCATTTGATTCTCGTTTACACCAACATTATAGTGTATCACAAGAAAAGTGTCAAGGATTAGTTTAGGAATATACTTGCTGCTGTTAGTTTCATAACTGCACCTGCTGTGAGGTTCATTGCAGCACCTGCGACTATAGAGGTGGCAGTAGAAGAGTTCATTGAGATAGCACCTGCAGCAACGTTTACATTATATAAACCTGTTACAACGTTATTATTATATCCTGTTGCACCAGAAGTAACGGATATAGGACCTGCAGGGTTTGCAACAATATATCTGGGTATAGCATCTGCAGCAGAACCTGCGGGTGTCATAACAGTTTCACAAGAACCTCCAATCTTTCTAATAATACCTGCTTTAACTTTAGGAATTGGTGAAGGAGGGAAATTAATAGTTTCAAATAATGTAGTTGTAGAAATAGTAATAGCATTATCTGCTGATAATATCATTTCAGCAGCACTACATGTTTGTTGTGTTGAAGAATTTTCAAATATACTACCAGTAATTTTACTTGCTGTAGTTCCTATATTAAATTCAGAACCTTGTAATTCAAACTTAGCACCAACAACAGCCATATCAACATCAGATCCAAACTTAATACTATGTTTTTGAATTCTTTCGCCAGTTTTATTACCTTGTTTATCAACAATCTTAGGTGCACCTTCAGCATCAAGGAAAAAACCACCACCAACTTCAATATGACAATCACCAGTAACTTTTAAATGGTAGTCACCATGAATAGTACGAACATAATCTTCATTAACAACTTTACAATCATCACCATGAACTTCTTGAGTATAGTTACCAACGTAAGTGGAATGGTTTGCTACTAAAGCAGCATCATCATTATTATCTTTAGTTTGATTTGCAAGATACTCTGTATACTGAACCTCTAATTGATCATCAGTTAAGTCTGGATTTTGTTCTCTCTTTGCTTTAAGCCATTCATACTTAGCGTGTTCTTTATTATTAAGTTTTACTGCGATATGTGTAGTTCCGTTATTATCTGTTTTTTGTGTTGCTTCTCTACCTGGTGTTGCAACATATAATTCGTATGCACCATTTATAAAGGTTGTAGCTGCACTTAAATATGGATCTGCATTATTAAAAATGTTAGTAATTAAACCACCACCTTTATCATTTTCACCACATTTACCAGCATCACGTCCTCTAACTGCATTAATAGTTGCTAATTCTTCTTCAGTACAACTTGTAACACCAAATAAAGGATAAAAACCTTTATTTTTTTCACCACCATTTCTAGGTCTATCACAATCTCCACCTATAAATTTGAGGAACAATGACATCAAACCAGTTAGGTTTAGACCTTTTTTGAAAAGATCCATACCTAATTCAAACATTTCAGCTCCTTTCTCCCATAATTCTATAAGTTGAACTGCTGCACCACCAATGCTTTGAAGCATACCTTTTACATCATTGATAATTCCCATAGCGAAATTAGCAATGCTTTCAATCTGACAAACAATATCATCAATTAAATCATTAACAGTTTTTTTCAACATTTCTATTTTGCTCACTATGCCATCTACAAAACTATTAATGTTGTTTAGTAATGCTTCAATAGGAGCTTGAACATAATCTAATAAGTTTCCATCAAAAATACATAATTGTTTTAACACTTGTTGAACCACTGCTGTAACTTGTGCAAAAACAGAGAAAGGAATACCAGTAGCACTTGTCAGTAATGTTGTAACTTCTAACTTTTCTGTCAGTTTGGCAAATGCTTCTCTAATAGCACTAATAACTTGAGTGAATATACCACCCAAATAGTTTTGTAAATCTGCTGTAAGTTCTTTAACA